AATGAGCAACGATTTAAAATGGATGCTTTCATCCGACCAGCAGTTTCCATACCAAGATGATAAGATGATTGAGCTATGGTTCAAAGTAATGAAATGGTTCAAGCCAGATGTAGTCGATTATCTTGGGGATACGGATGATCAGGCATGCTATAGTAAATATACAGAAGGCCGTTCAGCAGAATTTTTAGAGCACCACAAAAATGATAGTAAGGACTTAATTGTTCCAATGATGCGCCATGAAGCAAAAGGCGCAAGAGATTTTTATACAAAGACTAGAGAGATGCTTCCAGACGCACAGCTATTTTCTGCGCTAGGAAACCACGATATTCGTATCTTTGATTATGTTGACAAGAAGCTTCCAGATTACGCAAACGACGTAACGCCTGAGTCTCTATGGTCACTAGACTCTTTAGGCTATGAATATATTTATTACAATGAACTTCCTAAACGTCGATTCGGTGACATACACGTACATCACGGGCTTTCAGTATCAGCCACAGGTGCCGTTAGAAAAGACATGGAAGACTTACAAGTTTCCTTGATCCGAGGACACTCACACAGAATTGCCTCACACTTAGTTACTTACGAGTTGCGTAACAATGGTGATGGAGAAACTTTGCGTGGCTATGAAATTGGACACATGTGTGACGAAAAGGGTCCAGGAATGAAGTATACCCAGCATCACGATTGGCAGAAGGGCTTTGCAATAGCACATATTGTAAATGATTATCCGCATATTCAGATGATCCATGTTGCCCCAGACTATTCTTGCGTGGTAGATGGTAAGGTATTTAAAGTATGATGACGTGTAAACGATGTGGCGGTGGTCGAATATTTATCGACAGAGTTTACTCACAATATGACCACCTAGAACTATATTGTATTAAATGTGCAAAGAGATGGATTTTTCACAAACAAGGGAGCAGATTCGCAGCATGGCTAATGAAAAGGGAAGCCGAAAGAGCAAAAGCCTACGGTACTTTTTCCTAAACGGGGAACTTCATAAGAAGCTCCATGTTAATAGAGCTTCGGATATGATTACCTCTTGGAACTATGATCAAGGCAAGCGTGTGGGTTACTTATGGAGCGATACCAAAAGAAGCCTACAGCAGGCTTATACTATTAATGAAACAGCAGGACTTCTTAATAGACATAGAAATCGTATACTAGAGTATATTGAGCGAGGGCAAATTAAAAAGCCTAAGATGACTTATACACTAGATGAGAAAAGACAACCAGTAAAGTACTTGCTATCAGAAGATGATATTATGGATGTTAGAGAGTTTCTTTCTTCATTACATAGAGGTCGTCCTAGAAAAGATGGACTTATAACTGCAAAGAATGTTCCAACTAAGCAAGAGCTTAGATCTAAGATGAAGAATGAAACAGTTCTTTATCAGCAAACAGAAAACGGAGAGTTTGTACCAGTATGGAAGCAACCAGAGTGGTGATGAATGGCTAAGAAAAAGCAGCAGGAAGAAGAAGTCCTAGAAGATGTAAGGATGAGCCAGAACTTAGCGTTTGCAAGATCTGCCACCTATTTAGAAGAAGCTGGAGAAGTTGCTATTAATTCTAGAAATATTGAAGGAATGCTTATGGTTGCAAAAGGTTGGATGGAGCTTGGCGATATGATGGAGGCTGGTCCTAGACAGGAACCAGGGAAACGTGCTAAACTTGGATTCCACGCTATTGATGAGGATGAGTAATGACAGATATTGAAACAACAGGAACCAAGATTAATGTATCTTTAGGTTTCACTAAAAACCTAGGTAACTTTGAAAGCTTGCGTGTAGATATTGGCATACAGGATTATGTAAGGCCAGGGGAAAAAATTGGCGAAGCCACAGATAGAGTATATGCTTTTGTAGAAGAAAAGCTTATAGAGAAGTCTGAGGAGATTGCAGAAGAACTTAATGGCAACAAAAAGTGATCCTAAGCTTCCTTATGTATTGATTTCTCTCTACGAAGTGTTGTATACTGAAAAGTATGGAAAGAAGCCAGTCGTAAATAGGTATCGTGAGAAGTGGGGAATGCAAGATGTTATCGAGTCTGTCGGATTTGATAGAGCTAAAGAGCTACTTGAATATTACTTCAAGACATCTAAGTATGGTCACCCAGTAAATTATTTCTTCATGAACTTTGATAATATTGATAGAACATTAGAGGCACAGGCTGAAGATGTAGAGCACAGAAGAAAACTTAAAGAATTAACTAAGCAAATGGTAGAGGAGCGTGAGCAGGTTGAACACAGAAGCAGCAGTAATTAGCGCAGTATGTAAGAATAAAGATATTAGCGTTCTCCTAGCAGATAATGTTGATGAGGTATTTCAGTCTCACAAAGACGTATGGGATGGCTTAAAGTCCTACTACTACAAGTTTAGAGCGGTACCTGATGTAGGTGTATTGCAAGATAAGTTCAGAGACTTTGATGCGGTTGAGGTTAAGGCTGAGACTGGATTCTATCTAGAGCAAATGAAGTCAGAGTTCCTTGGAAACAAGATCAAGACTGTTCTTCTTAACTCTGGATCTTCTCTAAAAGAGAATGCGCCAGCAAGAGTTCTTCAACAGATGCAACAGCAGCTAGCTGGATTAAGTAAGTTTACTAATAACGTTCGAGATTTAGATATCACGGATATCGAATCTGCAACCAATCACTACTTAGCAGTTCGTGAACGCTCTGCCGTAATGGGTGGTTCTCCAGGCATCCCAACGGGTTTTAAGGCTATTGATGCTGCATACCCAACTGGTATGGCTCCAGGACACCTAATCGTCGCTATCGGCTGGCCAGGACGTGGTAAGACATGGTTTACATCCTACCTTGCATGTAAGGCTTGGGAAGCTGGATTTAAGCCAATGATTATCTCTCTTGAAATGTCACCTGAAAATATGCGTGACCGTATCTATACAATGCTTGGTAGCGGTTTGTTTAGAGCCTCTAACTTCCAGCGTGGAGATGTAAACATTGATGACTTTAGCAATTGGGCGGGGACAAGCTTCAAAGATAAGCGTGGGTTTATCCTAGTATCTAACGAAGGTACAAATGAAGTTACTCCTGCTACAGTACAAGGAAAGATTGACCAGCATAAGCCTGACCTAGTTATCCTTGACTATCACCAGTTGTTTAATGATAACAAGCGTTCAAACTCTGAAGTAGAGCGCAACAGAAACGTGTCTCGTGAGTTTAAGATGCTAGCAGTAACTAATAATATTCCTGTAATTGACATTACCGCTGCAACTGCAGACGATGTGTCAGATCAGGACAATCCGCCAATGATGAGCCAAGTTGCTTGGTCAAAGGCTATTGAATATGATGCGGACATAGCCATGGCTGTCCACAGACACCCTGACACTAACCTCATTGAGATAGTTTCACGCAAGAACAGACATGGTAGAGACTTCAGCTTTTATTTGGACTGGGACATTGATAGGGGTATAATTAAAGAACTGTACGAGTAGATTGGCATGCAGATTGACCCACAAAAGAATAAAGAGATTCCAGATAGATGGAATATTTAAAGATGACTCTGATATGATCAGAGTCCGTGCCCAATACGAATCTATGATCGTTCAATCTATGCGTGGGGATGGATATATTCCAGTCCTTGACATAGACCCTACGTTCTCTGTATCATATAATAGCGAAGATAAAATATGGTCATTTATATTGACCTCACATGGAGTATACGTAGGAAAGGTTAAAGCATGGCATATAGAGGGAATATCAAACAACAAGATGCTTCCACGCAGTACACAGAGAGACAAGTCAAAAAGGTCCTCAAAGCCATCTCTATCTCAATCGTAGGAGAGACTGGAAACGATTTTCTATGCCTATGCCCAATCCACGGAAATAAAAATACACCAAGCTTATCAGTTTCAAAAGAGACTGGACTGTTCCTATGCTTCAATCCATCATGCGGAGCAAGTGGATCTTTGCAAGAACTAGTTAAGACAATCACTAAGCGTAATGAGTTTGAGTCTCTTAGACTTATATCAAAGAGCGTAACAGATTCCCTACAGGACTTTGATGAGCAGATCATTGAGATCCTAGAGGAAAAGCCAGAGTTTGTTCAGTTTCCACCAGAAACATTAGACAAGCTATGGAAAGAGATGGCCGAGTATAAAGATGGTCGTGAGTATATGCACTCTCGTGGATTTAATGACGACACAATTGATTACTTCCAAGTTGGCTACTCACATAATCAAAGCATGGTTACAGTTCCAGTTCACGCACCAGATGGTCTACCCATAGGAATTGTTGGTCGTGGCACAAAAGAAAAGAAATTCAAGAACTCTACAGGATTACCAAAGACTAAAACATTATTTAATGTTCATAGGGCCAAGCGCCTTTCGTCTACGGTGATCATAACAGAAGCTTCGTTTGATGCAATGAGAGTTCATCAGGCGGGATACCCAAACGTAGTTGCTACTCTTGGGGGACATTTAAGTCCAACAAACTATAATCTATTAAACAGGTACTTCACCAAGATAATTATAGCCACAGACTTTGATGATAAGCAGACCCATAATGGTAAAAACCCAGGACGGGATTTAGGTAACTCAATTGCCTATAAGCTAAAGAATAAAGATGTCCAGTGGGCATCATATGACTATAAAGTTATTTATCCACACGGAGCTAAGGATATGGGTGATATGACCGATGCAGAGATTAAGCAATGTATCGAAAATTCTGTCCCAAATTATGAATATAGCTCTTGGGGAATCTACTAAGATAGTGTATACTAGAATGACAGAAGCATTTATAGCTTCAAACTATATGAAAAGGAATATATAAAAACATGGCTATCGTAAAAGGTCTAAAAAATATCACGTCCGTAATGGACAAGTCCTCTGGAGAATCAGATGGCAGCAAGGCACGTTGGGTTAAGCTAGCGGATGGCGAATCAGTTAAGATGCGCTTCCTACAAGAACTTGATCCAGACTCACCAGATTACAATGAAAAGGCTGGGCTAGGTTTCATAGCAGCCGAACACACAAACCCAAACAACTATCGATCAAAGGCTCTCTGTACTTCAGATGACCAAGGTCGCTGCTGGGCATGTGAACAACACCGCAAAGACTACAAAGCAGGCTGGAAGGCTCGTAGTCGACTATACATTAACGTCCTTGTAGACGACGGTAAGGAAGATCCTTATGTCGCTATCCTATCACAGGGTACAAGTGGCAAGACAATCACACCAACACTAATTGAATATGCTGGAGAAATGGGAAGTATCTCAAATCTCACATGGCGTTTAAAGCGTTCAGGCACAGGTACTTCAACTGAGTACGTAGGTATTTCTCTAGGTCAAGATAAAGAAAAGTTTGATGCTGCAAAGTACGAACTCTTCGATCTTGAAAAGGTTGCAGTCAAGGAAGTTGCATTTGACGAGCAAGAGAAGTTCTATATGTTCGGTGAGTCCGAAGAAGGTTCAGCAGATTCTTCTGCAGACACTTCATCTAAAGTAGAGTGGTAATCGTCGGTGGGGGAGTAAAATCCCCCACCATTTCCAGAAAGTAGTTATGTCAAACTTCACACATTTACATGTTCATTCACAGTATAGTGTTATGGATGGTTTAAATAGTACTGCCGAATTACTGCAGGCTGCAAAAGACTTAGGTCATAATGCATTGGCTATCACCGATCATGGAACGCTATCAAGCCATAGAGATATGCAGATTTCAGCTAAGGAACTAGGTATGAAGCCTATCCTTGGCATAGAGGCATATATTTCTGCAACTGATAGATTTGATAAGCGTGATACTAGTAAGCGTGATGACAATACTTCTATCTTTAATCACATTATCTTATTGGCACAGAATAAAGAAGGCGTTAAGAATCTAAATAAGCTTTCTGAGATTGCATGGACTGAGGGTTACTATCATAAGCCACGCATTGACCGTGAGATTCTTGCTGAGTATAAGGAAGGACTTATTGTTCTTTCTGGATGTATGAACGGTCTAATCTCTAAGGCAATTGAACGTGGAGAAGATGATGAAGCACGTATGCTGGCTAAATGGTTTGCCACTACGTTTGGTGATAACTTCTATATGGAGATTCAGCCACACAACCCAAAAGAACTAAACCACAAGTTGCTAGAGATTGCTGATGCCGTAGGCATTAAGCCAGTAGTAACTGCAGACTGCCACTTCTCAAGAGAAGAAGAGAGGGCATTGGAAGAAGCAATGCTAATCCTATCTACTTCACCAAAGCCAAACAAAGAAGTAGACTTCGAGAAGTCTAGACAGATCAACAACGTATTTGAAAGATTTAATTACCTTTATCCAGAGCGTAAGATTAGCTTTGAACACCTTGACGTATATGTTATGGATAGAGCAAAGATGGAAGAGCAGATGGCTGCTCAGGGTATCACTAGAACAGATATCTATGACAACACGGTTACTATTTCAGACAGCATTGAAGAGTATGAGTTCCAGCAAGGACTCAACATTCTCCCACGTCCAAAAGAAGATCCAGATGAGAAGGTAAGATCTATTTGCCTAGAGGCAATGGTTCGTATGAAGCTTACCTCGCAGGATGTTGGTAATGACCAGTATGAGGCAAGACTAGATGAAGAGTTGCGGGTTATTAAGAACAAAGACTTCGCTTCGTACTTCTTAGTTATTGCGGATATGATTAAGTGGGCAAAAGATAATAACATTATGGTTGGTCCTGGTCGTGGATCTGCTGCAGGCTCTTTAGTCTGTTACCTTATGGGGATTACAGAAGTTGATCCTATTAAGTATGACCTTCTGTTCTTCCGATTTATTAATGAAGAGCGTAATGACTTCCCAGATATTGACTCAGACTTTGAGGATAGACGTCGTGGTGAGGTAAAAGATTACATTCGTAAGAAGTTTAAGAACGTTGCATCTATCTCAACCTTTACCTACTTTAAAGATAAGGGTGTTGTTCGTGATGCTGCTCGTGTTTATATGGTTCCTCTAGGAGATGTAAACAAGGCGCTAAAGGTTATTGATACCTTTGAAGACTTTGAAGAGTCAGATAACGTAGAATGGTTTAGAAAGAAGTATCCTGAAGTAGTTAAGCTTGCTCGTCAGTTGCGTGGAAGAATTCGCTCTGTCGGTATGCATGCTGCTGGTGTAGTCGTTGCCAAGAAGGCACTTAATACTTACGCACCCATTGAGACACGCACAGACCCATCAGATAAGGTTAGCGGTAGAGTTCCAGTAGTTGCATACGATATGGATACTGTTGCGGACATTGGTTTGATTAAGCTCGACGTACTTGGCTTGAAGACCCTAGCAGTTATCTCAGATACTCTTGCTATGATTAAGTCCAGACACTCCAATACAATTGACTTGTCATCTCTTAAGTTAGATGATCCAAAGGTGTACGAGTCTCTTTCAAAAGGATTTACTAAGGGCGTATTCCAGGCAGAAGCAGTACCATACACAAACCTTCTTATGAAGATGGGCGTAGATAAGTTTGAAGATCTTGCAGCATCGAATGCCTTGGTTCGTCCAGGTGCTATGAATACTGTAGGTGCAGCCTATATTAATCGTAAAAATATGAACGAAGATGTAGCGTACATCCACCCACTCATGAAGGATTTTACTGAGAGGACGTATGGTGTTATTATATATCAGGAGCAAGTTATGCAGGCCTGTGTCCACTTAGGTGGAATGACATGGGCGGAAGCTGATAAGGTCCGTAAGATCATTGGTAAGAAGAAGGATGCGAAAGAATTTGATCAGTTCAAAGAGAAGTTTACACAGGGTGCTGCTAGATTCATCACAAAAGAGGCGGCAGATTCGCTATGGCATTCTTTTGAGGCTCATGCTGGGTACTCTTTTAACAGGTCTCACGCTATTGCTTACTCTATGGTTTCTTATTGGACAGCTTGGCTTAAGCTTTACTATCCGCTAGAGTTTATGTTTGCCCTCTTAAAAAATGAGGGTGACAAAGATGCAAGAACAGATTACCTTATTGAGGCTAAGCGACTAGGTATCAAGGTTCTACTTCCACACGTTAATGAGTCAGATATTGACTTCAGTATTCAAGACAACACTATTAGATTTGGTTTAGGTAATGTTAAGTTTATCTCAGAAAAGATTGCACACAACCTTATATCAAACAGACCATTTGCAAACTACGCTGACCTAAAAGAAAAGGCTGGGGTAAAGGGAAGTGGTATTAGCAGCAGGGCCATAGATGCCTTGAACTTAATTGGCGGGGCCTCATTTGATGATAACCCTAGAACTGGTAAAGAAAAAGATAGCTTCTATGAGTATCTTAATATCCCTAAGTTTGATATTAGTGGTATAACTCCAGCTATTAAGTCGCAGATCAACAGACTGGAAGACTTTGAAGAGCTTGGCACATTTGTGTTTATGTCTATGGTTAAGTCTATTAAGCGAGGAACTGGATGGTCTAGAGTTGAGCTGGTAGATGAGAGCGGCTCTGCAGGCGTATTCCATGATGAAGGAACTTCAATTGAGCCAGGTCAGATGTACTTCTTCTTAGTTGGAGATAACCGCATTCATAGATACGTAGAGGTAGACAGAGTTGTCCGTGAGGATAGATCTGATGCGTTTGTTAACTTCCTTTACTCTAAGAAGTTTGAACTAGAAGAAAACAATTTTTATGTAGTTGATTTTACAAACTACAAAACCAAAGCGGGTAAGATGATGGCTCACACTATTGTCTCCGACAAGGATAAGGGGTTAATACGAGCAATCGCATTCCCTACGCTATACGCAAGAGCACTGGGTAAAATGAAACCAGGTCATAATGTAGAACTAATATTTAGTAATACTGATGATGGGACTATTGTACTAAAGGAGATAAAATGAGCGAAGAACAAGATATCGAAATTAATCTTCCTAGACTTCTGCTGGCAGCAGCATTATCTAATGGTGAGATCAGAGTAAAAGTAGCAGACTACATGGCTACGGACCTTGAGAATAAGGGCCTTATGCTTGACATCGATACAGAATCACAAGAATTTGTTATTAGAATGGGAGATCCAGTTGAACCTCAACCAGATGGCGAATGAAATTCATCAGATCTCAAAGTCTAAAGGATTTTGGGACGGGGAAGTAACGTATGACAAGATTGGTAATAAGTTAGCATTAGTACACTCAGAGGTCACAGAAGTTCTTGAAGCTATTAGAAAGTCTAAAGGTAGCCAAGAGATTGTAGAAGAAATGGCTGATGTTCTAATTAGATTGTTAGACATATATCAGGCTATGGAAAATGCAGGACAGATCGAACACTCTTTGAATGATATTTATGAAATGAAAATGAATAAGAATAGGGAAAGACCAGCACTTCACGGGAACCTATTTTAATGGTATACTATAAGTAAATGAATGGTTACTTCTTATTTGGAACCAATGACGAGATAATACTCGTCTTTAAGTCTCCTTCTGAAGAGGATATTATAAATATAATCAAGAAGATAGCTACAATGCGTAGCAGAGAAATGAAGGCATTAGCCTCAGAACTAGAAGAAAGTTTTTATGAGCGTAGCAACGGATATAATGGCAAAGCTGGACCCGAAAACAAGACAAAGGGTTCAAATAGCAATGGAAGTAGAAACCCCAAAGCAGAAAACTCCAAGCATAGGTCTAAACATAGCCCTAAGAGGGGGCCTAGGATACGGGAGACAGATCCTAGTATGGGGGAATAAATCAGCAGGTAAGTCATCTTTTTGTTTACAGATGATTGCACAAGCACAAAAAGAAGGTAAGACGTGTGCTTGGATTGATGGAGAAGCTTCTTATTCAAGAGACTGGGCAGAAAAGCTTGGAGTAAACTCTGAAGAATTAATCTATTCTCCAGTTAAAACAATTAACGATATGGTTGATATCGGAACACAACTAATGGAAGCTGGCGTAGATATCATTGTAGTAGATTCAATCTCTGCATTGCTACCAGCCATCTACTTTGAAAAAGATAGTAATGAACTAAAGAAATTGGAAGACACCAAGCAGATTGGTGCAGAAGCAAAGGATATGACACATGCGGTCAAAATGCTCAACTACGCAAACAAGAACACATTACTTGTTCTCATCTCACAACAACGAAATCAGTTTGGATCTATGCATGCTAGCCACATCCCCACAGGCGGAATGGCTGTCAAGTTCTTCTCTTCCACTGTCATTAAGCTCTGGTCGTCTGAAGCTGAGGCGAATGCTATTAAGTCTGGTGTTAAAGTTGGCGACAAGATTATCGAACAAAGAGTCGGAAGACCAGTTAACTGGATTATTGATTACAACAAGCTCGGCCCCCCTAATCTTTCGGGGCAATACGACTTCTACTTTCAAGGGGAAACTCTAGGCGTAGATGGAACGGGAGAGATTCTAGATGTAGCAGAACAGTTTGGTATTATCCAAAAGGGTGGTGCATGGTACACAGTTGGAGAAGAAAGATTCCAAGGACGTGCAAAGACTGTCGATTATCTAAGAGAGCATCCAGAAATAGTTGAAAAACTAAAAGAAGAAATTTATGCCAAGTCCTAAAATAGAGGACTTTATGTCTAAGAAGACTCCAGATATTAAGAAGGCTGGGTCAACGGTAGATGGATCTTTCTCTTGCGAAGAGTGTAACGAAGTAGTTAAGGTTGCACTTTACAATGAAGACTCCAGAGAACTTACTTGGACATGCTCTAAAGAACACGTTTCAAAAGGAACTCTATAATGTCTGAGCGTGGGGAAGTAAAAAGAGACGGGGCTAAGGCACAGAAGAACTCTGGTAGAGGACAGTATCAAAAGGGTGATGCTAAATGGAAACAGTTCCTTGTAGATTATAAAGAAGCTGGTAAATCGTTTACGCTTAACAAAGATAACTGGGCAAAGATATGTACTGATACTTTTAAGGTAAGCAGAGATATGTATCCAGCATTAAAGATTATTATAGGATCAGATTCCAAAGTAAGACTTGGAATAATTGAATGGGCAATACTAGAAGAACTAATTGAGTTCTGGGAGGAGAATCACGAATGAAAGAACTAATATACACTACACTCACAGGAGTAGCCGTAGGAGGCATTTTTAGCATCCTTAAGTTGCCAATACCTGCCCCACCAGTATTTGCTGGTCTAATGGGCATCGTAGGCCTTTGGATAGGCTACGCAATGGTTCAGAGGGTGTTTGCATGACAACATTTCTATTTGGACTTATGATTGGGTTTTCGGTGGGATATCCATTGGGATTGTTTATAGACAAGCTAGATAAGAGGATTAAGAATGAGCGATAAGTCACCACTAGAACTAGTAAGCGAAGTATCTGAGTTTAATGATATGAAAGAGTTTATGTCCGATCCAGATTTGGATTCGGCATTAGAGGCTATCATCAAGATCATTGCAAAGCCTGATATTCCACCAGCAGCAGCATCTATCCTGATTATTAAATTGCAGGCTATATCTGCTAAACTATCTATATTGGCTAGGTACTACACAACTTTAGAAAAGGGAGAAACTGCCAGCAAGAAGAAGAATGTCTACTACACAGTATCAGATTCAATTGATAAGTTAGTAGCAGCTCTCAAGTATGGTATGAAATAATATGGGAAGAGAATTAGTAACAAACTTAAAGTTCAAGAAGCATGTGTCTGGGTTTAACCCAGCAGAGCTATCAAAGCTCATAGATGCTGCGTATCTTGAAGGTAAGAATACTGGGAAGTTTATGCAGAAGACTACATTCTCTCCAAGTACAGTAGGTTATGGTCACGGTAACTGCGCTAGATATTGGTTTATTGCCTTTACTGGTACGGAATTTAATGACACATTTGATGCGATAGCAGTTGCCAATATGGCTAACGGAACAGCCGCACACGAAAGACTACAGAAACTATTTGAAAAGACTGGAGTTCTTAAAGAGACAGAGCGAGAGATTCTTAAGAATGATCCACCAGTAAGAGGATTCGCAGACCTTATCCTTGATTGGGAGGGTAAAGAAGTCATTGGTGAAATCAAGACCACTAAGGATGAAGCTTACCTATTTAGACAGAACTCTATGAAGCCATCACAGAATCACCTACTACAAATTTTAATTTATATGGACGTATCTCAAGCCGAAGAAGGCTTCTTGATGTATGAGAATAAGAATAACCAAGAGGTACTTATCCTTCCAGTTAAGATGAATGAGGCCAACAGAGAATTCCTTGAAGAAGTTTATACATGGATGAGAGAAGTTCGCTCTATGTATGATGAAGGTGAAGCTCCTAAGAGACCATTCAGAAAAAATAATCAGATCTGCACTAATTGCCCAGTTCGTAATACGTGCTTTGAGATGGAAGACGGTGAAAAATTAATACCAGTCCTGAAACTTTAATATGCGCTTACGATGAGTGTAATGCTCAATTTGAGAAGGCTACACATAACCAAAAGTATTGTTCTGATGAGTGTTGCAGACTAGCAACTAACAAAAGGACTATGGAGCGTTACTATGAGCGACGTGCCATAAAGCTAGGTTCTATTAGAAATTGTAAGATATGTAAGATTCAGCTAAGCAGATATAACTACGATGATGTATGCGTTACTTGCGACGAAAAGGATGTATATGATCAAAGACAAGAGCTATTGGATATGATAAATGGGCATAGCAAGCCTAGCCAAGCACAAGGCTAGTAGAGTAATTGGGATTGATGCATCAACTGCATCAGTCGCTTTTGGCATAATTGAAGACGGTAAGTTAGTCTCTCATGGAAAGATTATTGTTAATGGCAATGATATCTATGAGCGTATCTACGATGCTAGAAAAAAGATTGCAGCAATGCATAGTCATTTAAGTTCTGATTATATTGCTATTGAAGGTGCCGTATTTGTTAAGTCTGCTGATGTTGTAATCAAGCTTTCATATGTTTATGGGGCTATTATTTCTCAGCTAATGCAGGACGGGACAAAGGTTGTAAGCGTACAGCCATCTTCATGGCAGAGTTTTATAGGCAATAAGATATTCGGTAAAGCAGAGAAGACAGCAGTTAAGTTAGAGTTTCCAGGTAAGTCAGACACTTGGTACAGCAACAAGATAAGAGAGATGAGAAAGCAGAGGACTATGGACTTTGTTAATAAAAAATTTGGCGTGACCGTAGAGGATCATGATGTCGGGGATGCAATAGGTATTGCTCATTACGCATACGAGAATCTGACTGCACGATGAAGCTATATGAATCTAAAGACTGGCTATATAGAAGATATGTAGTTCAAAAGAAAAATATCGTTGAGATAGCAAAAGAAGCTGGTTGCTCACATATGACAATACAGCGATACCTAGAGAAATTCGGACTTATTAGAAAATGACAATATCACTTAGTAAAGTAGCAAACATAAAGGATTTTGATGATCCAGATTTTATTGCCGTATGCCAAGAAAACAATTACTTGGGAACAAAGCAGTTCCCGCAGGCTATGGATGGTGTAGAGCTTAAGAACAGAAAGACTTGGGAGATAGCAATGGCTATGCTTTCATTTAAAAAGATGGGTGTATTGGATAACCCTAACGCAGAGGTTCTTGGAATCGGTGCAGCAAAAGAAGAAACTATCTCTATGCTATCTAATAGAGTAAAGCGAGTTTTTGCTACAGATATTTACTTAGATGGTGGATCATGGCAACACTGGTACGAAAAAGAATTACTCGTAGACGCAAGACCATACATGGGTGAGAACTATAACCATAAGAAGGTAGTATGGCAGCACGTAGACGGAACTGATCTTCCATACGAAGACAACTCATTTGATGCAGTATTTAGCTGTAGTTCCCTAGAACATTTTGGTGATGAGAAGGCTATTAGAAAAGCAATCGAGGAAGCCCATCGTGTGCTAAAGCCAGGCGGGGTAGCCGCAATATCCACAGAGTATAGGATATCTGGAGAAGGCGACGGGTTTGCAAACGTACAGCTATTTGATAGAGATAGACTAGACAGAGTATGGCTTGATGGTATAAACTGGAAGCCAGTAGATTATTTAGATGAAGAGTTAGACGATACAGACTTTATTGATTTTGAGAGATCAATTCACGATAGAGATTATCAGAAGATAGCCCATCCACATATCAAACTAGATAATTATACATACAAGTGGACAAGTGTTCACCTAACCCTAGTAAAGGACAAGTAATGGAAAACCTGACAGAAGTTCAAAAAATAATCGCTGAAGTTTGTGATACAATTAAGGATATGCTTATTGAAAAGAATAAGTCATACGGTAGCAGCTTCTCTGATCCTGTCAGGATCTTTAGCAAGGTTGAGACTGATGAACAAATCAATGTCCGCATTGACGATAAGCTTTCAAGGATCAAGAACCACGGCAATTTTGCAGGGGACAATGACCTTGATGATTTAGCTGGGTATATTATTCTAAAGAAGGTATATCGGGCGGTTAAAGAAAGAGGATTGTAGTGCCTTCATATCAGTATGAATGTAAAGAGTGTAAGGTTCAATACACTCATTTTAGAAGCATAAACGAAGAAGATCCAGGTTATGACTGCGATACTTGCGGAGAAAAGCTAGTCCGTTGGTATGGCATTTCTGGTACTAAGACTCAGAAAAGATTGCCTGAAGGCGATGACTTTATCTCTTCTCAGATGGACTTTTACGGTACAGATAACTGGAAAGAACACTATGCTAATTGGGATGTGAAGCCAGACTAATGCCAGTGTACGAATACAAGTGTAGCGTTGACGATGCTCATGCGTTGCTAAATGTAACTAGGTCAATCTCAGAAGACGATCCTGGATATAAGTGTGAAGAGTGCGAAGCCGATATGATAAGAATGTTTAATTCATTTGGGATTCAGTTCAAGGGAAGCGGTTTTTATAAAACCGATCATGGGAGATAAATGAGTACAGACATAGAAGTAGCAGACGGATTCGATAGAATGAATAAGGTCGTTGAGCTTACCCTTAAGGGATTTAGCCCAAGCGACATTGCAAAAGAATTAGAAATGAAGAGAGCAGAAGTCCTACACCTTATAGATGAATGGAAAGACTATGCCAAGAACGATAAAAGTATTCAAGAACGTGCTAGAGAATCTCTAGTAGCCGCAGACCAACACTTTGCTATGCTTATTAATAAGGCGTGGGAAACTGTAGAACAGTCTGACTCAGTTGCAGATCTCAGATCCAAGGTTGCTTCCCTTAAGCTTGTGTCTGATATTCAATCAAAGCAAATGGAAATGCTACAGAAAGCGGGACTCTTAGACAATGAAGAGATTGGTGCAAGAATTGCAGAATCAGAAGAGAAGCAGGAGATACTAGTAGGAATACTTAGAGATGTTACATCTAAGTGTCCTAATTGCCGTAAGGAAGTAGCCTCAAGACTATCTAGAATATCTGGAACTGTAGAGCCAATTCACATTGTTAGCGTAGATAATGGTTGATCTAAACGACTTTCTAGATGCACTGCAGGACGATGAGTTTGAAGAAACCCCAGTCGACCTTGCAGAATTTGTGACAGACACTCGCTACTTAGGACTGCCACCCCTATCTGATAACCAATACATCATGCTTAAAGCAATGACTCAGATTTATAAAAGAGAAACATTGCATAGATGGCTTGGCGAAGAGGAGGGGGAGAAGAGATGGAAGCAGACTTGTAATGAAGTTATTTTCCAGCTAGGTAAGGGTTCTGGTAAGGACTACACATCTACTATTGCAGCAGCATATATCTCATACCTACTATTATGTCTAAAGGATCCAGCACAGTATTATGGAAAGCCTTCAGGCGACTCTATTGATATTCTTAATATTGCTATCAACGCAGTACAGGCAAACAACGTATTCTTTAAAGGCTTTAAGGCTAGACTAGATAAGTCCCCATGGTTTGTTGGTAAGTATAACGCTAAGGCAGGAAGCGTAGAGTTTCCAAAAAATATTACAGTCCACTCAGGTCACTCAGAAAGAGAAGCTTGGGAAGGATATAACGTTATGGTAGTTGTACTCGACGAAATCTCAGGCTTTGCTATGGAGTCTACTACAGGACATGATCAGTCTAAAACTGGATCAGCCATATATGATATGTACCGTGCATCGGTATCATCTCGTTTCCCAGACTTTGGAAAGCTAATCCTACTATCATTCCCTCGTTTTAAGAATGACTTTATCCAGCAGAAATACGAAGAGGTTATTTCTCAAAAAGAAGTAGTCATCAAGTCACATACATTTATATTAAATCCAGAACTACCTGAAGATGAACCAGGAAATAAGTTTAGTGTTCAGTGGGAAGAAGATAGAATTGTTGCCTACAAGATTCCAAATGTCTATGCCCTAAAGAGACCTACTTGGGAGATCAACCCTACAAGAAAGATTGAAGACTTCAAGATTGAGTTCTATCGTAATGCCGAAGATGCACTATCAAGATTTGCCTGCATGCCACCAGAGGCAGTAGATGCCTTCTTCAAGTCTAGAGAAAAGGTTGAGGGTGCATTTAATAATCCAAACCTAGCAGTAGACAATGCAGGTAGATTCGCTGACTGGTTCAATCCACTGCCAGACAAAGAATACTTCCTCCACATCGACCTTGCCCAGAAGCACGACCATTGTGCCGTTGCTATGGCTCACGTAGATAAGTGGGTCAACCTAAAGGTTGGTAATGAGTATGCACAGACTGCTCCAGTTGTAGTAGTAGATGCAGTAAGATTCTGGACTCCAACCGCTTCTAAGAGCGTTGACTTCACAGAAGTTAAAGACTATATTGTTTCTCTAAAACAGCGAGGGTTCAATCTAAAGCTTACTACATTCGATAGATGGAACTCCCATGACATGATGCAACAACTTAAGGGCTATGGCATTAATACAGAGTTGCTATCGGTTGCTAAAAAACATT